CCGGGAACTCGGTCGGGCGCTGGCCTTCCTCACGGAAAACCTCCTGGCCATCCATCGGGTATTCCGGCAGGAGCGGTGGCTTATCCATATCTATGTCGCCGCTGGAACGCAGCAGCACATCGGCAAGCGGTGCGGTGGTCGGCTGGGCGGCGATGACGCCTGCCGTCTGCACCGCACTGTATTTCGATTCGACCGAGGTATTGACCGCATCGGCCATCGCCTTCCTCGCCTGAGCCCGTTTGAGCTCGGCGCTGGCTACCTTCTCGTCGGTCTCTGCCTGGGTCATCGGATCCTCGGTCTGTGCCGCACTGGCCGCCTCAATCTCCTCGAGCAGTTCGTGTTTCTTGGCGTAGCTTGATGCGCCGATGACATGGGCGTCGGGGATCTGCACCCCGGACTCGCGCATGGCCATCAGTTGATCAAACTGGCCGTTCTCGAATGTTGCATGGGTCGGCGTCTCGGAGATGACCACGTCATAGGTACCGATGGTCACGTCGTTGAGGATGCCGTCGACGGTGACCTGGTTGATGACCAGCTCCTCCTTGACCTTGTTGGTGTCCATATCCATGATGCGGATGACCTGTTCCTCGGTGTAGAACTGCTGCACCAACTCGACGATCTTCTTTGCCGCAAGCCGCCTGGTGAATGCCAGGTTGTCCAGCGGTCGGCCCATCTGCGTCTGGCCCATATACTGCTTGGACTGGATTGCCTTGCCGGAGACCTCGTTGCCATGCTGGCCCTGCAGCGCGTCACTCATCCCAGAAATGGTTTTGATGGCGAACTCGGCCCGATCAATAAGTTTATCGGTACCAAGAGGCATCGGGTTCGGCGCCCGACGTGTCGGCTTGAGCCCGGCGGGATTGACCTTGGAAACGATGACCAGGCCATTCTTCGAGCCGTTCTTCTCCAGGTCCTCCGGTTCCATGTTGATCATGACGCCTTCGGGCACGTCCCAGCCGGAGTTGCTGGTGCTGCCGAGGATCTCCAGATAATTGGTGATGCTCTTGTTCTCCAGCTCCTGGGGGCTGGTCAGGTTGTCGACCATGCCCCGGGTGCGTCCTCTCCGAAAATAGGGGAAGTACGGTACCGTGGTGTAGGTCTTATAGGGCGACCAGTCGTTGTGCAGCACCACCGCGCCGCAGGTGACGGTCCACATGATGCGTCGGTAGTTCATAATGGTTTCGATACCGCCGTCCAGGGAACGGGCAATGTCCGCCTCATCCATCAGATCAAGCGGCGTCACCTCGCCGGTCCAGGCAACAAAGACCTTGCCCCGCGAGACGCGGCGGTGCTGGCGATCTATGACAAGGTACAACCGCGTCGAGCGGTCATCGCCGTCCTGGGTCACCCAGCCGTCAAAGCCGGTGCCGTCGGAGTCTTCGTTAAAGTGTGGCCGGCCAAGGAAGCTGTCGTCCATACCGTAATAGGCGTCCGCCTGCTGCTCGACCTGATCGGCCAGCTCTGCCGAGTATCTCTCGGCGATATCGTCATAGGTCATCCAGCGATCGATGATGACATCATTCCAATATTTCGGGTCGTATGACCTGGCGTCCGGGTCCGGCTTGACGTCCATCGGGTCGAGGATCTCGAGCTCGATGGAGCCCCTCATGTTGCCGGTGAAATCCATCCTGAAATCAAGATAACCGCGTTGCTGGATCAGCCCGTCCTCATAAGCCTGGCTCTCCGCCCAGTGGTAGTCGATCTGGTTGCAGATCTGCCCGACCACCTTACTCATTACCGTTGCCGACTGCTGGTCCGCCTGGCCGCCTGCCGGGAGAAACTGCATATCCACCCGGGAGTGCAGCTGCAGGCCCGTGGCGGTGTTGACCGCCGGCAGGATATGGTTAAGCTCGACCATTGGCCGATCGCCCATGGCTAGCCGGTCCTGCTCGCGCCACTGCAGGCCGCCGCCGAGGTACATATCCTCGTTGTATCTGGCCCGCTCGATATAGGCGCGGTGCCCACTCTTCATGGCGTAATCGTACCTGGCCATGTTGATCCGGGCGGCGTCCTCGTCTGACTCGATGTTTTTTGGGCTCTTGCTCATATCAGCTCGACATAAAGGTTTTGCCGGACCCGGAGGTGGCGGCAATCTTGCGTTTTAATTTATCCTGCCATGACTCCTTTTGCTTACGACGCGAGCCACGCGGAAAAGCCATGATCATCTTCGGGTGGCGGATGTTCGCCAGGTTGTCGAGCATGTCATCATGAGACATGACCGGGAACGGCTTGTACTCATCCTCGATCAGATCGTTAATAATGTTCACCCGGCGACCCTCGTAGTTGGTGCGCCATATCGATCGCGGTAGGACGATGCGCTTTTGCTCAAAGAGCGGCACCAGCCTTTTTATCCTATCCACCTTGGGCGTGGAGTCGGTGAGCGGGGTGATCTCAAACCGGTAACGCAGCCGGTCCATCTCCCCCTCGATATGCTGGATATCGCCCTGCATGCCAAAATGCTCGTAGCCAACCCCGTCCGGCGTATACTCCCCGTGCAGCTCAAAGAGCGCGTTGGTCCTCTCGGTCAGGTTCAGTCGGTCATGGATGCCGTCGAGCAGGTAATACTTCTGGTCGGTGGCCAACCCGACAACCCACATGGTCGTATAGTCCGAGGCCTTCTTCTTCTCGTTGGCCGGGTCGACGACGATATAGATGTTCAACTCGCCCATCCTCGGCTCCGTCTCGTAATATGACAGCCACTCCTCTTTAAAGCCCTGTGCGGCGTCTGCGGACGGATTTAGCAACATTTGGCAACCAAAAACATAGGGGCCCATATCGCGTCTCTTCTCATTTAATGACTCCCTGGTTAAAAAAACCGGGTTCCCGGTGTCCTTGCCGTCATCCGTTGCCGGGTAAATCCTTGGTTCTGCCGTGCCCCGCTCGATCAGCGTCTTGTAGGTGTCGCCGAAGTGGTACCGGGTACCGATGAACCGTCGCCGGCCACCATGAGCACCGAGGTTGTAGCTGATCGCCAGGGCCTCGGTGGTCTTCTTGATCTGCTCCGGTGTAGAGACCGACTCGAGGGTGACGATGTCGTCATAGACGAGCAGGCTGAAATGCTTTCCGGTGGGCTGGCCATCGACTACCCCGTGCGCCTCGACTGTTGCTTCCTTCGGGTTGCTCAGCCGCTTGACGGTGATGCCTTCGTCCGTCCACCGGTTACCGGCCCTCGGTGCATCCACCCGGGGATCCTCGTAAAGAATCTCCGGGAACAGCCGCTTGAGCCGGGTATTGGTCTCCAACTCAAATTTGATCTGCTTAAGAAACCCTCTGGAGATACCCTTAGTATGGCTAAATATGCCGACCGTTATCTCCGGATTGATCAGGATATCCTGGATCGTTTTGGCAAAAGTTATCAAACTTGATTTATAGTGTTCCCTCGCCCATAGATCGAGCTTACCGTCCGGCTCCGCCTGCACCTCGCGGCACCGATCGTAGAGCCACTGTTTGCGCACGTCCTTGCGGTTCATGGCAAAGGCCATCAGGTAAAACAAATCGTTCAAACACAGGCGCCGCATGGCCATACACAGGGCCATCTCCACCGCCTTATCGACCCCCACTGACATCAACTGACTGCCGGCGGACGCCTTTTTACTCTGTCGCCGCCCCTCCTCGATACATCTGTCCCAGATCCGGGCATACTCGCGGATCTGGTCCTCCATGTCGGGCAGCATGTTATTTCTCGGCAGACGGGATCATGTCCTCCATCCAGCCGGGAACCTTCTGGCCCCTGAATCGGGCATCTTCCTGCTCGGTGTCTTCCGTTTTTGGAGTGAACATCTGCAGATGACGGGCGAGCATCTCGATCGCCTTGAGCTTGTCGCACTTCTTGTATCTATGGGTAAACTCGACGCTGTCACCACCTTCCTCGCCGTGGGTAAAGGTCACCACGTCCATGGAGGCGATGGTCGCGGCGGTATCGTCATCAAGATCAACCGGCAGTAGTAGCTTGCCGTCGGCACTAAACATCTTGCGGATATCACCAAAGGCGACCCGTGCCAGTTCCTGCAGGACACGCTCGACGGTGATATCAAATTTTTCAGCAGCAACCTGCTGTACTTTTTCGCGGAGTTCGTTCAGGTAAGCTTTGACATGGGG